GTTGGTAAGTTAAATGGTTTCTATTATAGAAACAATAAAGAGGCTAACTTAATAGGATATGAAGGTAGAGAATTACAAGTAGGTTTATCTGCTCAGGATGTTAAATCAATTCTTCCTGAAATTGTAAAACCTGCTCCACTTGCTGAATCATTAGGATATGATTATATGACAATCCAATATGATAAGGTAGTACCTCTTTTAGTTAATGCAATTAATGAACAAAAAGAAATAGTAGATTCTCAAAAAGAAGAAATCGAATATTTAAAATCAGAACTCTCTGAAATGAAAGAGATGCTGAAACAATTATTAAAGAAATAATAAAAGATGGCAATAGAAAAAGAAATAGTTTTAAACAAATTAGATGTAAATGTACAAAATCCAAGTATGGAAGTTGTTAAAAGAGTATCATTTATTGAAGATGGGGAAGAAATCAATCGAAGTCATGCCCATACTCTTTATCAATTCAATAATGAAGACCACTTATATGCAAGTGAATCTGTATTTATTCAGACTATTTGGACAGAGGTATCAAGTAGTTTCGTAGAAACTTCTGGTAGTATATCTTAAATTTGTGTTTAAGAAACTTCGGTTATATTTATAAGTGATTATTTTGTGTTTAAGAAATAGTCTATATATTTATATATAAAAAAAAGGAAATAAAATGGCAGTAACTTATTCTTGGGGAATTACCCAAATGACTAAAAAAACAATAGGAGCGCATGAGAATGTTGTACTACATGCTAGATGGAAATGTACTGGTACTGAATCAACAACGGGTACAGAGGGAACATTTATTGGAGCTACTCCTATCGATTTTGACTCTGGTTCAGCTGATGAATTTGTAGCTTTTGGTGACTTAACCGAAGATTTAGTAATTGGCTGGGTACAAAATATAGTATCATCAAGTGCGGCAACTTCATATTGGAACCATATCTCTGAACAGATTCAAAAGAAAATTGATGAAATCGATGATGCAAGTGAAGAAGTTAGTACAGAAGACTTACCATGGTCAACAGGTTCGGTAACCCCAACACCTGAAGTATAATAATTGATGGTTTCAATATTTTAGTTATATTTATAGTAGTAATAACTAAATTGTTTATTTAATAAACGGAGATAATATGGCAGAAAGAATTGTATCACCTGGAGTATTTACGAGAGAAAATGACTTATCGTTTTTAGCACAAGGTGTAGGAGAAATCGGTGCAGCGTTTATTGGACCATTTAAACAAGGTCCTGCGTTTGTACCCACAGTAGTTCGAACTCAATCGGAGTTTGAAGAAAAATTTGGTACACCTGATGGTACTTACTATACAGAGTATGCAGTGCAGAATTATTTAAGAGAAGCTGGAACTGCAACAATCGTTAGAGTTGCAGGTGTAGGTGGTTATCAACAAGTTGCACCTATTGGTATTGCAACATCTGGTTCAAACGGATTTAAATTAATTTCAACACTTCATTCAACCGATAATGGTGATGCTGAAGTAGGATTTAGTGGATTTACTATTTCTGATTTAGCAGAAACTGGTTCATTTGTTGTTAGTGGTTCTGGTATTGGTGAAGTTTCTTCATCTATTTTACCTTCTGCTGGAAATGATGTAACTGATGTATTTGGAACATCTGCAAGAGGGCCAAAAGATGCATATGTATATTCTTACTTTGAAAATGCAGCTAGTGGTAGTGGAGACGCAAATGTAATTTCAGCAATCTCACTACCAACTCAAGACTTCACATATGATGCATCATCTGCAAATACACCATGGGTCAAATCACAATTAAGCTCCGGTGAAAGATATGACTTATTTAGATTCCATACTTTAGGGCATGGAAATGGTGAAAATAGAAGATTTAAAGTTTCTATCTCTGGTGTTAAGGCAGCAGGTGAGGATGGTGGAACAGATTATTCAGTATTTACTGTAACAATTCGTTCATTCTCTGATACTGACAAGAGAAAAGTAGTATTAGAAACTTTTAATAATGTAAACCTTGACCCAGACTCTGCAAACTATATCGCAAGAGTAATTGGTGATAGATATTATACAGTTGATTCAAATGGTAAAATTACTGAAAATGGTGATTGGGTAAATAACTCATCATACATTAGAGTAGAAGTAGGTGCTCAAGGTTCTTACCCAGTATCTGCTGCTCCATTCGGACACGGTGCATATGAGTTACCTATCAAGGCAACTGATTCAAGTATTGTTCCAACTGTAACTTACCAAACAACTTCAAATGGAAATACAACTGGTAATCCTTATCAGTATGCTGGTATTAACTTTGAAACAACTGGTGTAAAGAAAGACAATTTAAATTATCTAAATCCGATTCCTGATGGTGCTGGAACTGGTTCAAATGTAGATTTTGGATTTGATTCTCAACTTTCATTAGAAATGACTGGTTCTGCAACTGAAGATATGGTTAAGAGACAATTTTCACTTGCATTCCAAGGTGGATTTGATGGTATGGCTCCTACAAGAGAAATTGCATTAGGAAGTTCAATCTCATCTGGTAATTCACAAGGATTTGATTTAACTGATTCTACTGCTAGTGGTTCAGTTGCATACAAGAAGGCAATCGATGCAATCTCAAATCAAGATGAGTATGATATTAACATGGTAGTAACACCTGGTATTGTAAGAAGATTACACCCAGCAGTAACTACTGATGTGATTGATATGGTAGAGGCAAGACAAGATGCATTCTTTATCTCTGACTTAACTGGAGTGAGTGATACAATTGCACAAGTAACTACTCAAGCTAACTCAATCGATTCGAACTATGTAGGTTCTTATTATCCTTGGGTTAAGACAGTAGATACAAATACTAACAAATTAATTTCAGTTCCACCTTCAGTATTGTTACCTGCAGTATTTGCTGCTAACGATGCAATTGCAGCTGAGTGGTTTGCTCCTGCTGGTTTGAATAGAGGTGGTATTATTGGTGCAGTATCAGTATTGAATAGATTAACTCACTCTGAAAGAGATACTTTATATGAAAACAAAGTAAACCCAATTGCTTCATTCCCAGGACAAGGTATTGTTGCATTTGGACAAAAGACTCTACAAGATAAGGCTTCTGCATTAGATAGAATCAATGTAAGAAGATTGTTGATTGCAGTTAAGAAATTTGTTGCAAGTACTTCAAGATACTTGGTATTCGAACAAAACACTGCTCAAACAAGAGGTAGATTTATCAATACAGTACAACCTTATTTAGAGGGTATCCAACAAAGACAAGGATTGTATGCATTCAAAGTGGTTATGGATGAAACTAACAACACACCTGATGTAGTTGATAGAAACATACTTGCTGGACAGATTTTCTTACAACCTGCTAAGACTGCTGAATTCATCGTAATTGATTTCAACATCTTACCAACTGGGGCATCTTTCTCGGCATAAGATAAAAAAATGAACAACTAATATTTATTAGTATAAAAGGGAAAATAATAAAATGGCAGAAGTATTAGAATTTAACGAAATGTTCTTTACCAACTTCGAACCGAAGATGAAGAACAGATACATCATGGAGATTGATGGTATTCAGTCGTACTTAATTAAGGCAGCAAGTAGACCAGCTATCAATTTCGAAACTGTAAAGTTAGACCACATCAACACTTATAGAAAACTACAAGGTAAAGGTGAGTGGCAAGATATCGAAATTACTCTATATGACCCAATCGTTCCAAGTGGAGCACAACAAGTGATGGAATGGGTAAGATTAGGGTATGAATCTTTAACTGGTAGAAAAGGATATGCAGATTTCTACAAAAAAGATATCGATTTCTATATGTTAGGTCCAGTTGGTGATAAAATTGAACAATGGAAACTGAAAGGTGCTTTCATTGCTGCTGCTAATTTCAATGACTTGGCATTCGACTCTAATGACCCTGCTGAAATTTCACTAACATTGGCATACGATTACGCTGTGTTAGAGTTTTAAGATATTATCCACTACTATCTATATATTTGAAGAAGGTTCTCTTTGTGAGAACCTTTTTTCATTTTACAACTTTTTTATTTCCATATACTTATATATACAAACAAATAAAGGTTAATTATGAGCGAAAATAAATTCGATTTCCCAACCGAGGTAGTGGATTTACCATCAAAGGGATTAGTTTATCCAGAAGGACATCCTTTAAGAAAAGGAAATGTTGAAATTAAATACATGACTGCAAGAGAAGAAGATATTCTTGCATCTCAATCTTTAATTAAAAAGGGTATAGTTTTAGATAAACTATTTGAATCAGTTGTTGTAGAACCAGGTGTTGATATAAATGATATCTTTATCGGTGATAAAAATGCAATTCTTTTAGCAACAAGAGTAATGGGTTATGGTTCTGATTATGTTGTTGAGGTAACTGACCCATCTACATTAGAATTACAAAAAGTAACTATTGATTTATCAAAGGTAAAAACCAGAGATTTTAATGAAGAGTTACTCAATGGTGATAACCTATATAAGTTTACTTTACCAAAAAGTGGAACTGAATTAGAATTTAAACTTCTAACACATGGTGATGAGATTGAAATTAGTAAAGAAAACCAAGCATTAGCTAGATTATATAAAGGAAAGGGAGATGCTACATTTGATGTAACAACTCGTTTAAAGTATATGATTCAATCAGTAGATGGTAACCAAGATAGAGGATTCATTACTAAATGGGTACAAAATTCATTCCTAGCATTAGACACTAAAGCATTCAGAAAATTTGTGAAAGGGTTAAGTCCTGATATGGATTTAACATTCAACTTTGTTTCAGAGTTGACGGGTGAAGAGGAGGCACTCGATATCCCGTTTGGGGTATCGTTTTTTTACCCTTCCGAATGATTATAGTATCCAACTTCACAACCAAATTTGGGAGTTGGTTAACTTTGGTAACGGATTTACTTGGAGAGATGTTTACTTCATGCCTATACAATGGAGAAAGTTCTATTTCAATAAGTTATTAGAGTTAAAAAAGAAAGAAGCAGAAGAACATAAGAAAATAGAAAGAAAGTCAAAGGTGAGGGTTAGGAAATAATCCTCACTTTTTTTTTATCCAATATTTATAGTTGTATAAAACTATAAAGAGATTACCCATGTCAAAACAAAAAACAAACGAAGGTTTATTTGGTGCAGCCAAAAAGTTTTCTGATTCATTTTTTGATGGACTAAAATCCAATGCTACAAATCGAGCATTAAAACAGGCGGAAAAAAATAAAAAAGTTCCACCTCCAATCATTAAAAAAATGAAAGAAATCGATAAGTTAGCCAAAGAGCTAGAAGATGATTTAAAATATTACCAATAGTATACATTAGATGGCCTCAAGTGATGAAATAAAAAAATTAAAGGAAAACGTTGCAGCTGCCAAAGCTGAAATGGATAGACTATTAGGCACTGAAAACGAGCTTGGAAGGGCTAGGGTAAAGGGCACAAAAGAGTATAAAAACCAGGTAACAATATTAAAAGAAAACAACGAGCAATTAAAGGAAATACAAGCAAAGACTAAAATAATAGTAGATACTTTAATTCAACAAGAAGGTAAATTAAAAGGACTAACTGGTATACAGGCTTCATTAGTTGAATTAGATAGAAAGAGGCTAAATTCTCAACAAACATTAGGTTCGGTAACACAAGATAGTATTAATTCAGTTGCATCAGCAACACAAGAATTGTTATCAATGTCAGCTGAAGATGAAATAAGTAGAGCAAAAAAATTAGCAGATATAAATGACCAAATTGAACTATTAAGAGAAAATGAGGAGGTTAATCAAGATATAATAAATACTCTTGAACAGCAAAGAGATATTGCAGAAAGAATGTCTTCACTAACCGAAAAACAACAAGGTTATTTAAATAAACAACTTAAAGTATATGAGAGTATAAAAGACACCGTTGGTGGTATTTTTGATACAGCAGACCTACTATTATCAACAGGCCTTGGTAAATTAGGTGCTGTATTTATAGCAGGTGGAGCTGCTGGAAAGAAATTATTAGAAACTTCAAGACAATTAGGTAGTTCTTTATTAGATACTTCAAATATATCAACAACTTTATTTTCAACAATATTTCCAAATGCAGTTGAAACTACAAAATCTCTTTCAAAAGAATTTGGTGGATTAAGTGATGTATCAGCACTAACACAATTTAGAACTAATGCACTTGCTACAAATTTAGGAATAAGTGCAAGTGAGGCTGCTGGATTAACTGGTTCTTTTGCTAGATTAAATGATGGGTCTGCAAAAACAGCACAAAACTTAATTCAGTCTACTAAAAACCTTGCAGAACAAAATGGATTAGTTCCTGCTGATGTAATGGCTGATGTAGCAAATTCTGCTGAACAATTTGCATTATTTGGAAAAAATGGTGGTAAGAATATTGCTGAGGCTGCCATTGCTGCTAGTAAGTTGGGGGTTTCAATGCAACAAGTTTCTGGTATTGCTGATAACCTTTTAGATTTTGAAAATTCAATTAATGCAGAATTAGAACTTGGTGCAATGTTAGGTAGAAATATCAATTTAGATAGAGCCAGAGCATTAGCATATGAAGGAGATATAGGTGGTGCAGTTAGAGAAACACTTTCATCGTTAGGTGGTATAGAAGAATTCAATAAAATGGATTACTTCCAAAAGAAACAAACCGCAGCATTATTAGGTGTATCTGTTGCAGAATTCCAAAAAATGGCTGACAATGCAGATAAATTAGGTAAAAATGGAGAAATAACAGTAACTAATTATGAAAAATTTGCAAACACTGCAAAATCAGTAGGTTCACAACTATTTAGTGGAATGCAAGCAATGGGTAGTATGGCTATTGCAGCAGGTCAAATGGGTATTAATCTTAAAAGTAGTGGTGGTATATTACAAAAATTTAAATCATACTTTGGTAAAGGACCGAAAGGTCCACTTAAAGCTGATGGTACACCTGATATGAGATTTAAGAGTAATAAAACTGCCCCAATGAAATCCTTATCAGATAAAGCAAATCCAGCTTCTAAAGGTGGAATGATGGATTCTATGTCTAAAATCAATATGAATGCAGTTCTTAAAGGTGCTGCAGCAATGGTAATTGTAGCTGGTGCTGTATTTGTATTTGGAAAAGCAGTACAAGAATTTATGAAGGTTAGTTGGGAAGCAGTTGGAATGGCTGTGGTATCGATGTTATCTTTAGTTGGTGCTGTTGCCCTATTGGGTGCTATTATGATGAGTGGAGTTGGTGCAGTAGCAATTTTAGCTGGAGCAGCAGCAATGTTAGTAATAGCGGCATCAGTATTGGTATTAGGACATGCACTTCAAGCGATAGGAACTGGATTT